GATGCACCCGAAGCTGATGCACCCGAAGCTGATGCACCCGAAGCTGATGCACCCGAAGCTGATGCACCCGAAGCTGATGCACCCGAAGCTGATGCACCCGAGGAGGCTGCTGGGTCGGAAGATGAGATCAAGGATGCCGCACCTGTTCCGGCTGAGCCTTCCACCCCGTCCGCTGATCAGATCGACGCGACTGCGGAGAGTGTGTCTCTCCTGGTCGATGCTCTTCAGAGCAAGAACTGGGCTCTCGCCTTCGGAATCCTTTTGAGCATCTTGGTCGCGTTTGCGAACAAGTTCGGCCTCAAGGACAAGGTGGGTGGTCAGGCTGTTCCGTGGGTCACGGCTGGTGTAGCAGTCTTGGGTGCAGTTGGTGCTGCACTCGTGGCAGGCGTTTCGGTCGTTGAGGCTGTCTCGCAGGGTCTTGTTGCTGGGGTTGCGGCCATCGGCGGTTGGGAGATGCTTCTCAAGCATCTGCTCGCTGTTCCGAAGGGCGAAGCCGCATCCGAGTGATCGTGGAGAAATCATGAGCATCGTTCGAGATCAGTTCAAGCGCCCCGGCGAGTCCGCCTCTCTCGGGATGCACCTTCCCCACGCGGTTGCCATGCGGCCCGCCAAGGGGGAGGTGTTCATCGAGATGGTTGATGCCTCGACCGGAGAGGTGCTCCACAAGGACCATCGTCAGAACGTGATCACGCTCGATGCTGGCATTCTCGCCGCCATCCTGTTTCGTGATCCGTCTTCGCGGACCCACGGGTTCAACATGCTCTCGGTGGGTACCGGTGCGACGGGGGCTATCTTGTCTCCCGATGCTCCCGATGCTCGTCAGCGCAAGCTGAACGCCGAGATTGCACGCAAGCCCTGGTCGAGCACCACGTTCCGTGACGCCAGCGGTGCTGCGGTAGCTATCCCAACGAACGTGGTGGACTTCACCTGCACGTTCGATGAGTCGGAGGCGGTTGGTCCTCTCAATGAGATGGGGATTCAGAGCACCATCAGTGCGAATCCGGCTGTGACCAATCCGAATCCGGATGCCTTCCCGAACCGGGACCTGACTCGTGATCTCACGACGTTCGACATCCTTGGAAATTACCTCACGTTCGCGGTCATCTCTAAACCGAATACGGCTCGGCTGACCATCACGTGGCGGATCACGTTCTGATTAGGTTCTCTATCCATCATCCATGATGGATGAGGCGGGTATCATCACCGAAAGAGGTGATGCGTGCCAACATACTCCTATCGTTGCGATTCCTGTGGGTTTGAGTTCGACAAGATCCTACCGATCTCTCGGTACGACGACCCCCAGGACTGTCCCGAGTGCAGCGTAGGACCTGCACGCAAGATTCTGACGGCGACCAACTTCATCCTCAGGGGTGATGGATGGGCCGGGAAGAACAACAGGATCGCGGGACAGATGCGCAAGAAGAACCAGCGTCTCGACGCCAAGCAGGCGGAGCGCAAGCGCGACGGTTCCGGAGGCGTGCGCCTCGCTCCGAACGTAGAGGGCCAGAGAGTCGACTCCTGGTCGGAAGCGAGCAAGCTCGCGAAGTCGAAGGGGAAGGACACAAGCGGGTACGACCGTCTGGCGGCAACGGAGAAGAAGCAGTGATGTCCCCAGAAGACGATGGGGACATCATGGATCAGTGCGCGGAGACTTTCGATAGGTCTTTTGCGCAGTCTTTCGTGTTTTTCTTCTTGTTCTTCGTCGTCATCGGACGGTTGATCGTTGGGGTTCGGAGTCGTCTAGCACAACAACGGAACGTCATCGACGCGAAGCCTTGAGTTGGCGATAGCTCGTCTATACACCCGTCATGGGGTGTAGGGAGTAGATGATGGCGACACTTCACCTCGGCGAGCGATCCACGAATATCGCGCAGTTCATCCTCATGAACCGTCCAGCGGTCTCTCAGTACCGCTTTTCTGCGGCGAACACGGTGAACGGTGCCTTCACCGCGCCCACCGTCTTGTTCACGATTCCCCGTGGGGGGAGTTACCGGTCGCCGACTCTTCAGACGAACTCGATCGGTCGGGTTGAGGAGAACTACCGAGGCCGGACGGTCGCCCAGGTGGACTTCGATGATTACGCGTCCGCAACAGTCCATGGGGACTCTGGGATCAACTTCGTTGTGGTCAACGAGATCGACCATTCTGGAGCGGTCCTCCCCGCAGGTCCAATCGCGATCGTTCCCCCTCCCTACTTCTACTCGTCTCCTCACCGAAGCATCTCCCTGTCGGGAACCGCCCCTGATGTGGCTTCAGTTGCCTCGGGTCTCCCACCCATTGGTGCGATGATCTTGAGCTTCCCTCGGATGTGTGATGACCTCGCCATCACAAACACGGGTGCGGCTGGAGATCTCTATGTGTCTCTTGGGGCAGGGCTTCCTGAAACTGTGGTCGCTCCCGGTGGGTCGCTGAACTTCGCTTTCGGTGGAACCGCCGTCTACCTTCATGGGGATGGCGCTACTCCGGATTTCTCTTTGACTACGACCGTTGTGAGTGGTCTTCGATAGTCTTTCGATACCGCCCTCTATGTGTGAGGGTCCGACCTCTTCCACTTTTTGGAGACAACACCATGGCAAACGAAATCTACATCGTGCGGCGTGATTCCACGCTGGCAACCGGGGTCACCCAGATCACCGACCTCAAGCCGAACACTTCTCGCCGGTCTCTGACCTACGACAAGGTTCCGCAGAGCGGCTACGTCCCCGCCTACCCCACCAGCCAGGCTGTGACTGGTAACGTGGCGGCCAACGTGACGACCAAGGTCCTCGAAGGTCTGGCCATCTACTTCGCCGACGTCATTGACGAGGGTGCTGCTGCTGGTGGAAACGGCCTCGATGCTACCCAGTCGGATGCCATCGCCGCTGCGGTTCTGGCTATCTCCGACGCCGGAACGACGCTGGGTACCACGGAACTCAACGCTGCAATCATCGCTGGTGGTGCTGCTGCCGGAACCACGATCAGCGGCGGTGGGTCGCTCGGCTCGCTTACCGATGTTCTCAAGATTCTCAGCGGAGGCAAGTACAGCGTCCCCGCTGGAACTCAGGTCAATGGTGCGGCAGCCTTCAAGGCGTCGAAGGCTGGTTCCTTCGACGAAGGCGTCTACCGCCAGATCTACTCGACCGGTGCCCTCACCCTGAGCTTCAACGAGGGTGACCTGGCTACCCTCGTCTCTCAGAATAAGGTCGCTCTCTACGACCAGAACGGCACCGCCCTCTCCTAGTTCGGTTGTGGTGGGGGTTGGACCCTCCCTACTCCTTCCCTTATGCTCCGGGTACATTGTGCTCGGAGCATTTTGGGTTGGACACGTACCGAACATCAGATCTCTACTACGCGGCATACCTGAAGACAGCGGGTGTGCCGTTTGTCGGTGTTGACCACACCGATCACCGCGTGGTGTTTCTCTTCGGGCCGGAGAGTGGTATCTCGGATCTGAAGTCGGGGTACTTCACGGGATCCTCGCGGGTTTCCGCTCTTGCGTTTGTACAAGAGATCCGTCATCTGAAGTCCTTGGTGCATCGGGCTTTAGGGGGGAACTTTCCATCCCCTAACGGGTAAGAGGGCCTATGGATTCGCTGCTCTTGCTCGTCGGCATCTTTGATGCGGAATCAGTTCACACTGATTCCGGACAACAAGTCCTCCCCTCTGCACTCGCGTCATGGGTGCAGAGAGAGGTGACGGTGCATCTTCATCACTTCCCTCGGGGGGAAGTAGACCCGAACCTTCCCGGTGGTGGGTCCTGTATGTGGAACGGTCATTGTCCACATGGACATCAGGAGAAACCTGGCTGGCTGTTTCAGCAAACCCTAACAGGAGTGCTTTCCATTTCGGATGGGAAGGCTTTGGTAGGGGGCGCTCATATCCGGTTCGATCTGATGGAAGGCCATCATGGTCGGCTACTCCTCTGGGGCGAGGAAAAGCCAGATCGGCTTGAGGATGCGTCGTTTGACGACCTCTTGGCTGATGCGGCCCAGATGCAGAATCTCCTGGAAGCTCTCAAGAAGGTCCTATGAAGAAGGTACGCTCTTCACCCGAGAACTACACTGGTCGGATCGTTCGCATCACGTATCAGAGCGAGGACTTCAGGATCGCTCAGGTGCTCTTGGACGGGAAATCCAATCCGGTCACTGTCACCGGCAACTTCCCTGGTCAGAACGTAGCTGTGGGTAGCTGGGTCTCTTTCGAGGGGGTCTGGAATGTCCATCCCAAATACGGGAAGCAACTGAAGGTCACTCGCAGTCCGGTGTCTGTGGACACTTGGACGGACAAGAAGGTCATCAGCGCGCTTACCGGCAACGGTGTGGGTCCGAAGTTGCGGCAGGACCTCCAAGTACACTGCTTGAAGGGTGATCTTGATCTGGCAGACTTCCTCGACATGGATGACTTCAGTTCTCTGGGCTGGGATGAGATGACGACGCTCTTCGTCTCTACTCGGTGGAGGTCGTTGAGGACGCATCTGGACGCCACGCGGTTTCTGGCAGAGTCGGGCGTTCCCTCTCGTGTGGTCAACCGCGTCTGGTCCACGTTGGGTGAGGAGCTTGAGGAAAAGATTCTCCACGATCCTTGGGTTCTGGTTCGAGTGGCTGGGATCAAGTTTGAGGAGGCCGACAAGGTCGCCGAAAGGCTCGGCGTCTCGAAGTCAAACATAGGGCGTCTGAACGCAGCCGTACTCTCCGTCATTCAGCAAGTTGCTCGGGATGGGCACGTCTACGCGATGACGGGTCAGGTGATCTCGGCAGTTCCTTCGATGTTGAAGGAGGATGTGTCGCCGACTCGGGTGGCTGAGGCCATTCGCGATCTCCACCAACAGGGGAAGTTGGTGGTGGCTCGTCATCCGGAGACTCAAGAGGTCTTGCTCTATGAGCCTTGGGTGTGGGAGATGGAGACGTTCAGTGCAGCGAGTCTTACTGACCGTATGGTCAGGGCTCAATCCACCATCTCCCAGAAGTACGCTGAGGAGGAGTTGGGCAAGTGGTCCGAGGGGCGTCAGATCTCTCTGACCGAGACTCAACGTCTCGGCATCCTCCGCGCATTGACGGAGCCTGTGTCTGTCTTGACTGGGCTTCCTGGAACCGGCAAGACGACCGCTCTCCGTGCGGCGGTCAGCGTTTTCCAAGAGGCTCGGGTGCCGTTTCTTCTCGTGGCACCCACGGGAATCGCAGCGAAGCGACTCGCGTCGGTGACGGGTGCGGAAGCCTTCACGGTTCATCGTGCTTTCTCTGCGAAGGGGTGGAGCGATGATGATGAGAAGGATGCCAACTACATTGGCATCCTCAACACATCCGAGAAGACGGACTCAGACACGCGTTCCCAGGAGTGGGAGTACGGCCCACAGAATCCACATCCTGCGAAGGTGGTGGTTGTCGATGAGAGTTCGATGCTGGACCAGCACATGCTCTATCGGATTTTGTCGGCCACACTTCCTGAGTGTCGGTTGGTCTTCGTTGGTGATCCCTACCAACTACCGTCGGTCGGAGCGGGAGATGTTCTTCGTGATCTCTCCAACTCTGGATTCTTTCCTCACACCCACCTGCACGAGATCTTCCGCCAACAGGGGTGCTCTGGCATCGTTGTGGCGGCGCATGATGTCCATGCGGGCAGGATTCCAGACACCAAGCAGTCGGACTTCATGCTCCTCGATGCCCAGGAGGATTACGACGCTGCCGACATCATCGTTCACCTGGCGGAGCGTCTCTACGACAAGAGGATCAACTTCCAGGTCTTGAGTCCTCGTCATGGGGGGGATGCTGGGGTGACCGCTCTCAATGAGATGCTTCGCATGAAGCTCAACCCCCCTACTCCGGGAGTGGCCGAGCGGAGGGTGGGTGGCGTCATCGTTCGTGAAGGGGATCGGATCATGATCACCAAGAACGACTACCAGAACGGGGTCTTCAACGGAGACATCGGGAAGATTCATCGCATCGACTACAAGAGCAAGTCTCTCGCGGTTCACATCTTCGGCGCACCCGATGAGGCTCGCCTTGAGGTCACCTATGACCTCAAGAAGGGCACTCCTCCGATTCGGTTGGCGTATGCCCAGACCATCCACAAGTCGCAGGGTCAGGAGTACGATGTCATCGTCGTCCCACTTCTGAGGAGCTTCGGCAGACAGCTTCAGCGAAACTTGATCTACACCGCGATCACACGGGCGAAGAAACGTGTGTTCCTCATTGGGGAGCAGCAGGCGGTCATGAGAGCGGTGCTCAACAACCGATCCGAGCGTCGGAACACGCTTCTAGGTGTACGCCTGGGGGGTCTATCTGATGCGGATTCTGGTACTTCGGTTGAAGGAGGTAGGTGATGAGTCTTCCAAGCGTTTCCGAAGAGTTCGTTGATGGGGTGTTCACAGCACTCTCTCGGATGGAGGTTCATCTCGATTCCGATCCTCTACAGTTCGGGCCAAAGCGTCTGTCCGGTAAGGTCGCCGAGGCACGTGGGATGCTCACGGAGTGTGAGTCTCTTTTCCTGATGGTCAGCCAGGCTCTTCAGAAGTACCGGACTGCACATCGGACGATGGAGACCGAGATCACCATCGAGAAGAAGCATCTCTTCGCCAACGATCCCGAGGTTCGAGCGGGTCGCAACGTGGCGGATCGAGATGCGCTCGCGACGGTTCGTCTTCAAGACCGCGTGCGGGACTTGGCTCTGATTGCTCAGAGCCAAGCAGACCTCGAAGCCCTGATTACGGTTATCAAGGCGAAGCGCACCGACCTCAAGGATGTGCAGGGTCGGTTGAGAGATCAACTCAAGCTCTGTCAGGAGGAGATCGGCCTCGGAGGTCGGTGGGGGTCCAAGCCAGTTCCCGGAACCAGGGCTCCAGATCTGGAGGACTCTCCCAACGTCGACAAGCAGACCCTCAAGGATCTGCACGAGATGTTCTCCGGCACGGGCGTGAAGGAGCCTGATCTTGCGGCGGTCGTTGCAGAAGAGGACGTCGTGAAGCCAGATGTTCTTGAGCGGCCCGACTCCGAGACCGACGAGCCTGCTCTCATTGGTAGTGATGAGGCAGATCAAGACCTCGATGCGTTGCTGGGTCAGATCTCAGAGTCGGCATCGGATTCCCGACCAGCCCAGACCCTCGATGAGCTTTTGGGCGACCTTGACCTCTAGGGGGGGTCATTTTCTTTCGGGCCGGGTAATACGAACTCGGCGCACATCATCACAAGTACTTCGGATACATAAACTCGCGCCTTTGGAGAAATGAGATGGATGGATTTGAGACCTTTTCCTTCGGTTCCGGTGACACTTCTGTTGGTCAGCGGTCCAAGCGGTTCAAGGCTGAGACCGGTCGCAGCTACCGGGTTTCGTTCGTGTGGTTCAACAACTACACTGATGACGGTCTGATTGCTGACGGTGCGTCCATGGCCTTCGCCGGTTGTGAGCGCATCTACAAGCCTGGTTTGAGCTACGTCCTCATCGACAACAGCAACCGGGCAGCGATGATCGAACTGCTCGGTGAGCAGCCTCGTCAGGCCATCGCGTCGATCATCTGTGTCTGGCCGACCGACAAGGACGGTGAGATCGACGTCGCCTCCTTCAAGGCGGGCAAGGGGTACACGCTTCAGCCCTGGGTCTTCAGCCCGGACAAGTACCGGACGATCGGTCAGGTTCACAAGCGGTTCTCCCTCATGTCGCATGACGTCACCCTCTCCTGCTCGGATGGGCAGTACCAGAAGATGACGTTCACGCCGGAGTCCGAGAGCCTCCTCCACAAGTACCTCTCTGCCAAGAATGAGGACTTGCAGGCGGTGGGTCGCAAGATCATTTCGGACGCTCGCCTCATGGCGAACAACATCAACGGCGAGCTTGCCCGTTCCCTCACTGTCGATGAGGTCCGCGAGAAGCTCGGGGGATCTCCGACTTCTCCGACGGGGAACCACTCCTCGAAGAATGTCGATGATCTCCTCGACGGCATCGGCATCTGATGTTGCTGGTGAGCGGCCTCGTTGACATCGGCGGGGTCGTTCGCACTTCAAACCCTCGCGCGGTTCGCCGTGCGGGGGTTTTTCGGTAGGGGGGTGGATGAGAGTTCTCGGATTTGATCCCAGCCTCACCAACTACGGATGGGCCATTCATGATGACTCATATCCAGTGGGTGATTCCCGCCGTTGCGAGGCTAGTGGGAGGTTTCAGACCAAGTCCAAAATGGAGTTTGTTACCCGCTATATGTTCATGCGGGATTCCCTTCTTGCTCTGATACGAGAGCACAGACCCGACAGGGTGGGGGTCGAGTATCCGATCATGAACGCCCTCTACTCGGAAGGGATGTGGGGCCTGTTCTTGTACTCATGTGAAGCCCTCCGTGCCGAGTGTATGGATGTGGTCTTCTGGACTCCTCTCCAAGTCAAGGCACATGCACGCGACACCATCGACCGTCCCAAGGGGTGGAAGATGGACAAGACCGACATGTGTGAGGCAGCCAAGGCGGATGTGGGATCAGGTCGTTGGAATCACAACGAGGCTGATGCGTACCTTGTCGCTGTTCTCTCTGCGCGTTTCTGGCAGTTCTACGACGGAACCCTGAGCGAGGGGGGGCTAACTCCTACCGAGAACCGGTACTTCAATAAGGTTCACACCTTCGTCCGTGGGGCGAAGGAAGGCAAAACAATCAAGACCGGTATGATTCACCGTGAGTCTGACCGGTTCTTTCTGTGGTCTCGTCTGAGGGACGTTTCGGAGAAGTAATGGCGGCAAGGAAGAAGAACACCGGAGCGAGGTCAGTAGACTTGGCGGGGGCTTCAAGCCCTCTCGCGGCGGTTCGCGAGTTTCTGATCAAGAAGAAGGGCAAGGAGTTCACCGACTGTCGGGTGGTCCTCGATGAGGAGTCTCTGAAAGAGTCTCTGCCTCACATCTCGACGGGATCGGACGTGGTGAACTACCTGATCGGTGGTGAGCCGAACACCTTCGGGGTGGCACCGTGTCCTGGTTGGCCCCGAGGCCGCGTGGCGCAGGTCTGGGGTCATGAGTCGGCAGGCAAGACCACCCTCTGTCTGGAGACGGTCGCGGCGGTCTGTCAGGCTGGAGGCACGGCGGTCTACATCGACTGGGAGAACGACATCGTTCCCGATTACGCTGCGGCGCTGGGCATCCCGGTCACTGATCCCGACCGCTTTGAGCTTCTCCAGCCCGAGACGCTGGAGGACGGGATCAAGTACGCGATGGCTTACGCGACGGCAGGCGTGGACGTGATCATCTTTGACTCGGTGGGTGCCGCTGTTCCTCGTCGCATCGCCGAGCGTGACGCGCTCGACGTGGCTGAGCAGGCGAAGGTCGCAGAGCTTCAGTCTGTGTGGTCCCAGGAGCTTCCGAATCTCAAGAAGGTGATCGCCAAGAGTGGGACTGCGATTGTGGGAATCAGCCAGATCCGGTCGACCTTGGCGTCGATGCCGGGTGCCAAGACCACAAAGCCCCAGGGCGGCAACGCATGGAAGTTCTACGCCTCCGTCCGGCTGGAGTTGCGTAGGGTCAAGAATGAGAAGTCGCGGGAGCACAATGTGTTGACCCACAAGACCGATGAGCGTGTCGTCGGCGGGATCATCAAGGTCACTGCCATCAAGTGCAAGCTCTCTCGGGCTCAGGGTCGAGACGAGATCTTCTACATCCGGTGGGGTGAGGGGATCGACAACGTGCGGACGATGATGGAGATCGCCAGCAACCACGGGATCATCAAGAAGGGTGGTGCTTGGTTGTCCTGGAATGACTGCCCGAGCGGTCCGCTCAAGATTCAGGGCACGGAAAAGCTCCGCACCCATCTGATGGAGAACGAGGAAGACTACCTCGCCCTTCGGGATCGGGTGATGCCGCTTCTGGGTCACGATGCGGATGTCGTCTACGTTGATGAGGATGAAGACGGCGGCCCGACTTCAGATCTCGATGCCATCTTTGATGAGCCGAAGAAGTCGAATGTTCCCGATTTGGATGAGTAGGGGGGGTCTTTCCTCCTTGGTTTCCGGTATCACCAGACCAAGGAGGCTCAATGGCTGTTCGTGTTCGTGTTCAGAACTTCCAGAGCATCGAAGATGCGACTCTTGAGATCGACGGTCTCACTGCCATCACAGGAACGAACAACAGCGGCAAGACAGCCGTGATGCGGGCCATTCGGGGTGTTTTCACGAACGCTCCGGCTGGCCCGCTCGTTCGTCATGGGTGTGCTCACCTCACCGTGACGCTGACGTTCGATGATGGCACCACGATCGTCTGGGAGAAGGGCTGGGAGAAGCCAGGCCGGAAAGGTAGGACCGTCAACCAGTACACGATCAACGGGATGAAGATTGCTACCGTGGGTCGTGGGGTTCCCCCCGAGGTAGAGGCTCTGGGAGTCCGTGAGGTTCGAGCGGCATCGGATAGGATCTGGCCTCAGATCGCTAGTCAGCACACCGGGAATCTCTTCCTCGTAGATCGCCCCGGCTCCGCTGTGGCAGAGGCGCTTTCGGATGTGGAGCGTGTAGGCAAGCTGACCTCAGCACTCAAGGCGTCCGAGAAGGACCGTCGTGCGGTCAACTCCGAGTTGAAGGTCCGGCGTAAGGATGTCGAGGTCTACAAGACAGAGGTGTCCAAGTTCGATGGTCTGGATGCTGTCGGAGAGGAGATTCGTGATCTGGATGTCATCCAGAAGGACCTCTTCGGTCGACAGAAATCCGACCTCGATGAGGTCTCTGACCTCCTTGGTCGTCATCAGACGGCATCATCTGTGACCGAGGCTCTGGCTGGGTTCGACCCCGATGTCGTGCCGGATCAACAACACGCAGAGAAGCTGTCCGACTGGTCTCGGAAGATTGGTGTAGTGCAGGGCTACTCTGATCAGTACACAAGGGCACTCGCGAGCACGAAGGCTCTGGAGTCCTTTGACCCGACAGTGGTTCCTGACTCCCAGCGGGCGGAGAAACTTCAGAGGGCTGTGGAGACGGTCGGGGACTACCGCGACCAACACCGAAAGGCGCGGGGCGTGGTCGATGCGCTTGATGGGTTCTCCGGTGTGGTGATTCCTGACGCGGACGACCTCGTTTCGCGGGGTCAGCGTATCGAGACGGTGCGTACCTATGCAGTGCGGCACCAGGAGGCAGCGGACCTGGTTCAGAGCTTTGCTGACTTCGTGTCCCCCGATCTTCCGGGGTCAGATCTTTTCGATGACCTCCGCGAATCCATCGAGTCTGCGATCTCGCTTCGGGATCGTCTCAACGCGGCTCGGGAGAACCTTGAGGAGTTGAAGTCCAACATTCAACAGACGGCAGACGATCTGGCCGAAGCAGAGGCGGACGTGATCCGCCTTCTTGGAGACCGTGGCGTCTGCCCCACATGCAACACCGTACATGAGGGAGGTCACTCATGAGTGACAAAGAGAACAGCATCGCCGCTTATGAGAAGGCAAAGGAGTCCGAGTATACGGGCAGAGGTGAGGAGTGAGTGACGCATACCTCGTCCTCAACGGACCCCACCGAGGCAAGCGATACCCGGCCATCGCGGGACCTGTGTTGCGTCTGGAGGACTACGGGGTCCTGTGGGGGGAGGCCCGGATCATCACCTACACGCTCCAGACGCTCGCCGTTGCAGACGGGGACACCCGGAAGACCCACCGCTTCTGGATGACCGAGGGCACGAAAGGGGGTGCCGTCACGATGGTTGACCTGCTGATCGACCTCGTTGGAGGTGAGGGTGAGTGATCCAACTCCACCGAAGCGGAACGTGTGGGTCAGTCCTGCGTTGTTCTCGGAACTGAATCGTGCTTGCATGGAGGTGTCCCGTTGGCAGGGGTGGCCTCTTTCCGAGGAGGTCGCGGGTCGCCTTCGTCTGTGGCCGGATACCGGCTGGTCCTTGGCAGAGCGGATCATCCTCGCGGAGACGGTGTGGATGGACGACCCGATGCCAGATCACGGCGGCGGGAAAGGAAGCCTCCAATCCCGGCTGGATCACTGGCTCGCATTGGCCGACGAACGGTTCAGCTTGCACGAAGGGTTTGGGGCGGTCGAGGCGGTAAAGGCTCTCGGAACCATTGAGGTGCATGTGGACCGTGATGGTTCGTTTGAGCCATGGCACCCAGCCCCTAGTACAGCACGTGCTAGGGGCTTTTCTTTTTGGAGGACAGAATGAGTGAACTAGCAAAGAGAGCCGTCGCCTGCCGTCACTGGCGGTGGATGCCGGGGATGCTGGACGAGCACGGCAACCGCTATGTAGCGGAGGGTCGATACCCCCGCCGCTCCGTCTTGCCCGATCTTACCGACCCCGCCACGCTCGGCGCATTGCTCGCGCTGGTGCGGGAGGCGTGGGGCGATGATCGGGTGTCATCGGTCGCTAATACCGTCTATGGCACTCGAATGATCCTGATGCCGGATGACGCAGCACCAGAAGGTGAGCGTCTGATTGGATGCTCCACGACTGAAGCCGAAGCCCTTGTGATCGCGCTGGAGGCTGCGCCGTGACTGACCAACCAAGTTGCCCAAACTGTTCGATGTGTGCGCTCAAGTCCTACCACGACAAGCGGGACTCGTACTCCCCTGTCCCTCCCGAGATCAATGGGGATGGCCTGCCCCTCGTGGTGCTGCCGGCCCCCGAGGTGAGGGACAGTCAGGTGCAGGTCCCCCTCATGGGCCGGTACGCACCCGACGTGGTCGAGGTACTCGACGCCCAGTTCGGGCGTGACGACATCAACGTGGGCCACGCCGTGGCCTGTCCCTATCCGCAGGACGACCGAGGCCAGTTCCTGCGGGCCAACACGCTGCGGCTTCCTGACGAGAAACGAGTTCGGAATCCGTCTGTTCGGGTGTTGGGGGTCCAGAGATGAGCATCAAGAACCTGCTCCTTGAGGTCTACGATGCCGTCTGCCGTGCTCGTCGTCTGGGTCAGACTACGAATCTGGTTCGGGTCGCAACGGGCTACGGCGATCAGCGTTTCACGAGCGGCATCCTCGTAACGGCCAACAAGCAGCAAGCCGACCAAGTGGAGAGGGATGCTTGGACTTCGGGGTTGCCCAAGCCCAAGTGCGTCTCGGTCTACTCGCTTGCACGGCAGTCTCGTGGTCGTGATCCCGTCCCCCTCTACTTCGACAACCACACGGTCGGTGATCTGGCGGGGCGTGCTGCCGATGAGATCGGGAAGCTGGAGGCAGAAATCAAGAAGGTCAGCCGGGATCTCCAGAACATGACCCACAGAGCACAAGTCGCAGAGCGTCAGGTCGAAGTGCTGCGGGAACAACTCCGTCAGTATCAGGATGCCGTGATCCGGTTGTCCAATGCTATCGCTCCCTTCCGGTCGCCCTCAAACGGGGACACCTCTGTTGAGTCGGTGCGTCACCGACCTCTGGGACTCGCTGAACTCCTCCGCGAGTTGGAACAGGGGGGTCATCTTCCGCCCGTTCCCGGTAAAGAGGGGGAGGAGGCACCATGAACCAGCCCATCCGCGTCACTTGCATCAACCCCAACCTCTCCAGTTACGGCATGATCGGCACCCTTGTCGGCTCCGAGTTTGGCGAGGACAACCCCGTCCGCCCCGGCGTCCTGTGCGATGTCATCTGGCTCGACTACCTTGACGAAGGTGCAGACGAGATCGACGGTGGCAACCTCGGAAGGGTCACCGAGGCCACCTACCTTGCCGAGTGCGTGCGCTTCGACCGTGATGTTGACCTCAATGATGGTGTCTCGTGAGCATCAACCTCGTCTGGCGCACAGACGTTCACCTGTCCGACCGCGCACCGTCCAGCCGTACCGACGACTGGGCTGACGCCGTGTTCGACAAGTTGGGGCAGGTCCGTGATCTCGCCCGTGAGGTCAACGCCGCTGCGATCCTCGACGGCGGTGACTTCTTCCACATCAAGTCCCCGACCCGGAACAGCCACGCGCTCGTTCATCGGACGGCGGAACACCACAGCACCTACCCGTGCCCGGTCTACTGCACACCGGGGAACCACGACTCCGTGTACGGCGACTACACGTTCCTCCCGCAGCAGCCGTTGGGCGTCCTGTTCAGTACGGGTGTGTTCAAGCGGTTGTACGACGGGTACGAGGTCTTCTTCGCTGGTCGGGGGGATCAGATGTACGCGAAGGCGTACCCCTACACCAAGCCGAAGGGTGGTTGGGCAGACGCCAACCCCTTCGCCATCCCCATGAATCAGCGGAACGGTCCCATCGTCCGTGTGGTCGGCATTCCGTACCACGGCACGTCCTACGACATGGAGCGGTTCACCAGCATCGAGAAGGGCGATGAGGACATCCTGATCTGCGTGGCCCATGTGCTCGCCAGCAACAAGGGCGGCTCCATGTTCGAGGGTGAGGACATCATCAAGTACTCCGACCTCGTGGACACCGCGCCCGACGTGTACCTGTTCGGTCACTGGCACAAGAACCAAGGCGTCGAGGAGATCGGCGGCAAGCAGTTCGTGAACATCGGCAGCCTGACCCGTGGGTCACTTTCGCAGGACAACCTCGACCGGATTCCGTCGGCGGCTGTGCTCCGCTGCACCGAGAAGGGTGTCGAGATCGAGGTCAGGCCGCTCAACGTCCGTCCCGCCGAGGAGGTCTTTGACGTGGAAGGTCGGGAGCGTCAGGTCAAGCGGCAGGTGGAGATGGACTCGTTCGTCACCGCGATCCGTGATGCCCTCCAGCCCTCTGATGAGGGTGAGACGTTGGCAGACGCTGTGTCCGGTATGGACATGCCGAATGAAGTCCGAGAACGGGCGTTGGCCTACTTGGAGCGTGTGTGAGGGTCCGACTACTGCGCGGCGACCAACTATTCGACGTGGGTGCGTCGGGGGAACCGACGCCAGCGGGTACGGTGCTTCCTGCAAAGGAACGCCCGATGAACAAAGACTCGACTCTCTACTGGAGTCATCTGGCCGCTTTCGAGGCTTGTCCTCGAAAGTTTCTGTGGATGAAGGGATGGGATGGGATCGATCTGGGTCACGGTCCAGGTCACCCAATGCCGCGACCAGAACAGGACTCGAAGCATCATGCGGTGATGGGGATCGCGATTCAGTACGCCGTCGAGAAGATGTACAACGACGAACTGTACCGAGACCCTGCGAATCTGCTTCGTGTCATGTTGCAGATCGGTGAGAAGGAGTTCGCTCGCCAGGAAGCAAAGCCTTGGAACAAGATCGACTACGGCAAGGCTCAGATGTCTCGCGAGGACATGCTGGACATCGTTCGCGATGGGATCACGGGATACCTTTCCACGATGAAGGCCCATCGGTTCCTTGGTCCGTATGCGAAGGCCGAGGTCAACCTTCTAGGATGGATCGACAAGTGGAACCCCATCGGGGGTCGTGCTGACACCATCGTGCGTCGGGACGACACCGGGGTCACGATCATCGACGGAAAAAACACCAAGCACAAGATGAAGTACACCGACCCGGATCAACTTCGCTGGTATGCGTTGCTGTTCAAGTTGGCGTACCGTCAGATGCCAGATCGCCTTGCCTACGTCTGGTACAGATTCCCCCACGGGAAGAAGACCCTCGATGAAGAGGGGTCCGAGATCATCGAGACGGGTGTGGAGTGGGTCGACTTCGATGAGGACGACCTGAAGGGGCTGGCTCAGCGCGCCCTCGATGCCAAGAAGAAGATGATGCGGGGGAAGTTTGACCCCACGCCTACTCCCAAGACCTGTCGGTTCTGCGACTTCGAGTCCATCTGCGATGCGAGACAGGAACAGAGGGCAGCGAACTCCGCAAAGCGGCGGGCCAAGAGAGAGATCAAGGAGATCTCTGGGGCTGATGGGTTTGTGGAACTCAAGCTCTAGGGGGGTACTTTCGACTTCCCATCGGGTATCAGACAGTACTTTCCTCTGGAGGAACAATGAGCGACATGGATGATCGCCTCAACACGGCACTCGCCCTTCGCACCAAGCTCGCGGGCGAAGCCCAGCGCATCGCGGGTAAGAAGGAAGCGGCAGAGAAGGCGCTTTCGGATGTGGAGCAGGAGATTCGGTCCAAGAATCTCGACCCGAACACACTCGACCAAACCCTCACCACCCTTACGGTAGCCTACGAGCAAGCCGTCGAGAACTTTGAGAAAGATCTCGAAGCCGCCAAGCAGGCTCTCGCTCCGTACCTGGAGAGCAACGCATGAAGATCGAAATCGCAAAGTCTGACCTTGAGGCAGCCCTCAAGGTCGTCGGCATCACGGTGGGGTCTGGAAATGACCTTTCGTCTCACTACCTTTTCCGCTACCGCGATGGGGCGTGTGAGGTCATGTCGTATGACATGCGAGTCTTTTCCCGCGCTCCCCTCCTCGGCAGCCAGGTCGAGGCTTCAGAGGGAGAGGCGTTCACGGCTGAAGCGTGGCGGCTCGACAAGTGGATCTCTTCCGTGGGGTCGGGTGCCCTGACTCTTTCCTCGGGGGAGGGTGGAGAGGTCATCGCCAAGGGTCCGCGTAGCCGGATCAAGTTGAGGTCTCTCGATGCCAGTCGGTTCCCGTTCTGGGACGGACTGCTTTCCACTGCAAAGAGCCTGGGCAACGCGAACCCGAGCATCCTTCATCGGGCGATCAACCTGAGCAAGGTGTTCGTGTCTTCCGACGACACCAACCGCCCCGAGATCTGTCAGATTGAGGCTCGGGATGGGGTTATTCAAGCGACCAATCGGGGGGCGGTCTCGAACGTCACCGTGCAGTCGGTTCCCGATCTGGCTCTTCGCATCTCCGGAAAGGACCTCACGGTCGCCTTGAAGTTTCTGAACGACAAGGTCACCCAGGCAGGGGACATCGAGGTTCTGATTCCTTCGCGGGATGGGGAGAAGCCCTCCGGTACGGTGTTCTCCCGACCCGATGGCTCTTACGTCGGGATCACGATGCCCACCCTCGCGCTGCCCTCTATCTCTGTGGATGAGGGTGATCGAGAAATGTCGATCACCCTCGATGTGAAGGAGTTCATGGGGGCGGTGGACGTTCTTCTCGCATCGGCTCCGAAAGGTCATGGGGACGTGACCTTCTTCGCGAAGGACTCGGCTCTCGTGGTGCAGATGCCCTCGGCAGCGGGTGGTGAGGATGAGTATCCGCTGGAGGTCTCTTCGGAGAGTGGTCTGGGAGACACCTCTTTCTCCATCGACTACGCCTACATCAAGTCCCTCTCGGACCTCTTCGATCTGGATACGATCGAGTTGGGCGTCCACAAGAAGGGACGTGGTGGGTATGTTTCCTTCCTTCACGAGGATGGTGGGGAGAAGGGCAACCGCTACTTTACGGTGATCGTATGGAGAAGATGACCAACTTGCTCCAAGACCTGGTTCGAGTCGAGTCCCGTCGGGACTCGGCACTCGCATCTCTGCGTGAGACCCAGGCGAAGGTTCTTACCTTGGAGTCCGAGGGTGAGATTCTCGATCGGGTCGCAGACCTATTCCGAGCGTTGATCGACCGTGAGGTGGTGGACAACGCCAAGACGGTTGAGAACCTCCTGACGGAAGGTCTTCAGGCCATCTTTGATGACCTGGACCTCTCCGTCAAATCGGAGATCGACATCCAGCGCGGCAAGGTCGCGGTGGACTTGATCACCGTGCAGAAGCAAGCGGATGGGACGGTTACCGAGGGACCCTGCACGGATGCCTACGGTGGCTCTGTCGCCACGGTTGAGTCGGTTCTGCTTCGTATCGTCGTGCTCAACCGTCGAGGGCTTCGACCTCTCCTGTTGCTGGATGAGTCTCTGGCGGCTGTTGCGGAGCACTACGTGCCTCGGGTGGGGAGATTCCTCGCTACGCTCTCGGAGCGCATGGGCCTCGATGTTCTCGCCGTCTCCCACAATCCGTCTCTTGTCGAGTCTGCCACAAACGCCTATCGAATCAGTAAGAAGGACGGAAAGGCGACTTTCCGCAAGATCGGAAGGCCATGATGCGTGGGGTGGGCGAGGTCCGTCAGAAGCTCAAGCAAGCGCAGTACCGCCATGTGAAGCGGATACTGCGTGATCGCTTTCCGGCTGGTGAGGACTGGCCGAAAGAGGAAGTCGAGCAAATCAAGGACGAGTACCGAGAGTTCTTCGCGGCCTCTCCCATCCACATCATCGCCAAAGACTTCCCGGACGTGGCTGCCCTCATGTGGGTGCTTGAGGAGCAGCCGGATCAACCACTCGCGGTCAACGGTACGCTCGTGGGTCGGATGGATGGGGTCATGTTGTGGGCCGATTCGGACATGGAAGCCGACCGTGCTCGCGTGATCATCGACCGCATTGTCGAAGCGGCTACCGAGAGTGATTCGGAGCCTGAAATCACCCTCCCGGTTCCTGTGCCCGTGCGGAAGTCGTGGTGGCAGAGGTTGTTCGGATGAACCCGAATCTGTTGGTCTTGGTGGACTGTAAGACGAAGCATCTGCCTGTGATGTTGGACCGTGTTCCGGCACCGGAGGGTCCGGATGCCGGTCCGTTCCTGATCACATCCAGCACATCCTTGCTTTGGGTCGAACGTGCTTTTCATGGGGGGTTTCTCCGCGTTGCCGTCCGTGAGTCGGTTCGCGATTCGCTTTTTCGGGACATCATCGAGGAGATCTCTGGGAGGGGGGTCGAACGTGAGTGGGGGAATGTTCTTCCTGCCACCGAGGAGGGGCTGCTAGAAGGTCTCGCGCACCTCTCGTACTACGATCTCTCTGATCCCGTTCTGCTCTACGGGGCCGACTTTGACATCGGCGTGGCGGAGCACGTTGCTCGGGTACCCGCCGACTGGCTCCCCGCGACATGGGCTGTTTTGATCCCCAACGATCGTGGCTTCGTGGGCACGGCGTTCACGTTTCCTGGGGGTCATGTCGGAGCGATTGTCCACAACCCCTCACGCGGGGTCGTAGTACTTCGGTAGGGGGGTTCTCTCGACTTCGGTTCGGGTAGTAGACCCCTATGAAGCAGTGGCTCACCAAAGGTCTGTTGGACTCCTCGGAGTACACGCCCGAGTATGCAGAGGGTTTCATTCTCGGGCGGGGTCTTCCTTACCGGATGATGAGAGAGATGCATGTGGGTGTCTGGACACTTCCGGACTCCCCTTGTCCCGATCCGCTCTTTGCGAGGCGCTACGGTCCTCTGGGCCAGTCCGTCGAGGACTGGGTTTCGGTTCCGATCTACTCTCCTCGCGGGGAGATCATCGGGGTTGAGTTTCGTCGGTGGGATGGTGAGTACGGAAGCCAGAAGTTCTATCTTCCGGATTCATCATGGCTTCCCGTCTTCACGGGGTTGGTGCCGTCGGCGCTCCACCGCATCTGGAGCGGTGGGGACGTGTGGCTTGTGGAGGGTCTGTTTGATCTCTCTCTGGCTCATGCTGTCCCGGCGAAGGATGTCGTGCTGGCGTGCGGTGGAGCCAAGATCACGCCCAACCAGGTGGCGTTTCTTCAGCGGTTCATGTCTGACAAGGCTCAGGTCCACATCGCGTTCGACATGGACGATACTGGTCGAAAGATGGCTTACGGGTATGTCCATCCAGACACGGGCAAGAAGGTCTGGGGTGTGTCCGAGCGTCTTTCGAGGGCTGGAGTGAGATCACGAGTCGTGGAGTATCGCGGCGGTAAGGATCCCGGTGAGATCTGGGAGAAGTTTGGTACTTCCTCTCTAAAGAGCGCCTTCTACTTGTAGGGGGGTTCGTGGGAGGGGTGCGCGGGTAGAACGTACAACACAAGGATGGAACCCATGAACATTTGGCAGGCACCGACCGACGTTCACGACAAGGTTCGTGAACTCGTTGGTCAGAACCACCCCGATCTCGCCCTCGTTGTGGATGAGATCATCGTCGTCTTTCGCGAGAAGGCGGGCAAGCGTGGCGGGCAGGTGGTCCTCGGCAATAGCCGCAAGGTGGCCGCTCTGGCAAACGCCATCGGAAACACCGACTACAAGTTCGTCTTGGAAGTCGCCGCTGATCAGTGGGACCAGGAGTTGACCTCTCGTCAGCGAGAGGCTCTGCTCGATCACCTCCTCACTGCCTGTCGGTGCGAGGAAGACCCGAAGACCGGAGACCTCAAGTGCAGTGTGGCGAAGCCGGACATCTCCGCATTCCGTGAGAACGTCGAGCGATACGGGATGTGGTTCCCGAAGGATGATCCCGACGACGAGGATACGTCCCCCGTCGAGGAGATGTTCGGCTCGGATCAGTAGGAGGCTCGATGGCCCTCGACACGAGGTACCGTCCACAGACCTACGACGATGTCTTGGGGCAGGAGGCTACGGTCTCCGTCCTCAAGCAGTTCGTGGTAGAGGGGCGGGGATATCACCAGTCATATGTCTTCTGCGGACAGCATGGCTCGGGCAAGACGACCACGGGTCGGATCTTGGCGCGAGCCCTGTTGTGCGAGGCTCCTGTTGACGGGGCTCCGTGTGACGAGTGTCCCTCGTGTCTCACGCTTCTGAGGGGTGAGGTCCACGAGTGCTTCGTGGAACTGGATGCCGCCACCAAGAGCGGCAAGGCAGACCTCGCTCAGATCATCGAGGACGTGTCCTACTCCACGGTGAGCGGAAAGCGGCGCATCTACCTGTTCGATGAGTCTCACCGCATGTCGAAGCAGGCTCTCGATGTTCTCCTCAAGCCGATGGAGGACAACATCCTCGGCAGCGAGGACAAGAAGCTCGTCTGTATCTTCTGTACGACGGAGCCAGAGAAGATGGTGTCGACCATCTTCTCTCGGTGTGCTCCGGCGTTTCGGATCCGCCCCGCTCCTACGGAGGCCATCGCAGACAGGCTCGCTCACATCTGTGACCAGGAGTCGATCACGTATGAGTCTGACGCTTTGGTGCTGATTGCGGAGCAGTCGGGGTCTCACATTCGTGATGCCATCAAGATGGTCGAGGGGATCTCCATGCTCGGAGGTGTCTCAAAAGAGACCGTCTCCACCTACTTCCACCTCGACTCACACAAGACGGTTCTGGACGTTCTTGAGCGTCTTCAGTCGGACCTCCCTGGGGCTATCCAAGCAGCGGAGTCCCTGACCAAGATCATGTCACCGTCTTCCGTCTACGAGAAGATCTCCGAGGCGGCCATGGTCACGTACAAGGCATCTTTGGGGGTGGGGGCTATTCCGTTTCGGTGGGATTCTGACCAGGTTCAACGTCTCTCGGAACAGGGTTCTGTGTGGCTTTCGGTTGCCCAGCGTTTCTCAACGCCCCCACACAGACCCACATCTCAGACATTGATCCTTGATGTTGCTTCGGCTCACCATCTCTACGGGTCGGATTACGATGTCGGTAAGACCGTTCATTTGAGCGTTCAAACTCCCTCGGTTCCTGCAACTTCACATTTGTCGGAACCGTCTTCATCGGAGGTGGGTACAATCCCGCATGATCCCACTCCGAAACAACCTCCGGTTCCGGAGATCACGGTTTCTCCGAGAAACCAGGTCCCCGCACCCCGCCTCGAAGGCGGGGTCTACGTCGATCCTCGTGCGATCGGCCAGGGTCCTCCGGATCGGATCCCTCTGGAAGAGGGTGGATCAAAGCCTCTGGACGTTGATGATTCACGTCTCTCGGCTTCAGCCTTCCGCGAACTTTTCAGGCATCATCTGAGGTTGGTTCGTGGACGCTCGGGACGAAATCACATGGGTGGTTCTTGAACTGACTCCTCAAGGGGAGTCAGCCGCCGAGGATGGTTCTCTGGAATCTCTTCTGCGAGAGCAGCTTACCCTCTCGCCTGACCATCCGGTCTTCATCCCCTGCATCGCCTACACCCACCGGGGCAACCGATCTGTCCTCTCCGTGATGGAGGGCTATGCCTTCCTGGGCTCAACGATAGAGCAAGGCTCGCACCGAAGGTTGAACAACAGTCCATATATCCGTCGGGTTCTTTCGCGTGGGAAAGGTATCAGGAGGGTGTGGGAGACACTTCCTGATGCCAAAGTACAAGAGCTTCGACATCGTTTGAGTGAAATGGTCGGTGCAGAAATAGAAGAGGGTATGAAGGTTCAGGTTGTGGGAGGACCCCTACTCGGTATAGTGGGTAAGGTAGTAGAGATCGATGGCGATCAGGCATCTGTTCTAGTCGAGATGCGATCTCTCCGGGCCGTTAAGGATTTCCCGCGATTCTTCCTCCATCCACTAGAGGACGACGAACCATGACCAGCTATTGGTGCAGCCACATCGTTTTGGACCCGTCTGACCTAGAGCGGATGTTCTCCACCGAGGACAGCATCTCTTCGTACCCGTCGTACCACGAAGAGCTATCGGAAGAATCCAAGGTGGAGATGGAGAAGGTCAAGGGAGTCCTCGACAAGATCCCTGCGCGCGAGGCGGACTTCGTTGAGCTTTACTTCTTCAACCGAGTTCGTCAGACCACGATCGCTCAACTCTTCAATATCAGCCAGCCTACGGTTTGCTATCGACTACAACGCGCCGCCGAGCGTCTTCGGTATCTGATTGACATGCCGTCGTTCGACCCGTGGTTGATGGAGCAAGATCTTCGGGGTGTCCTCACCGATGAGCGGGACATTCAGATCATGTTGGGCATGGTCCGCACCACCTGTCAGTCTGAAGTCGCCCAAGAGCTTGGGGTCACACAGGGCTTCGTTCGACACCGGTACTTCCGCACCATCTCTCGGCTGAAACCCATGAGGGGCATGGAGCGGTACGTCGAGGTCTTCGAGCATGTCGCGGCGAATCTCAACATCCTCAAGGAGACCCACCGCAGCAAGTGGTCCGATCCGGTGGTCTTCGTCGTAGCGTGACTCGGTAGACTGTTTATCTGTCTCCAGGAAATGATCCTGGAGCTTTCGATGAGCCAAGAACCGTCAACACGTCGAGTGGCGATGGCCAAGCGCCTAGCGCGCAAGTGGCTGTCAGATAACTCCTCTCCGGAGTACCGGTTGACGATCTACCGAGGCGCGTCAAAGTCTTCCGTCAACCTTCCTTCTCTGCTGCGGTCTTTCCGAGAGGGTCGGATTCGGATCGGGTCGGCACAGCCGATTCCTGATCTCGGAGTCAAGCCCGGATTTGACTACGTGACGGTTCGATCGAGCAACTACGACGCACTCCTCGAACTGGACTCCGCAGTCCAGAGCCTGGGTTGCGATACGAGTGGGGTTTTCTGATGGCCGCTTCTCTTGCTCAGTCGGAGTTCGTTTACAGGTCTGGGGTGACTCCGAACATCTACACGTTCACCATCGTGTCGAACTCGCAGGGGGTCATCTCGGTGCGAGACATCCAGGACCCCTATGGGTTCGTGATCTCGCCCTACACTCAGATCCCGAAGAGCGTGACAACGGACATCAACACTGCGATGGCGCAGGTGGAGACGATCTTGGCACTCACAAGCGCCGTCAACGGCACCCTCACCTTCGCTGCCGAAACCGAGAAGAGCGTCACGTTTGCGGAGGCGTTCTCGGACACCTCCTATCGTGTACAGGTCACCTCGGACGTTTTTGCTCCGTTCCGGATCACCAACAAGACCACCCTGGGGTTCACGGTTCAGGCTGGTTCCACCATCACAGGTACGGTCGGCTACGACGTTTTCGCCTAATCCGGTATTCAGCTTATGCCCCAGATTGGGCAACAGGAGATCACCGCCATGCGCCTTCCCATCGAATCTGCTCGCAAGACTGCCTTTGGAGAGAAGATGCAGTCTGCCACGGAGAAGGAGTTTCTCCAGGCCCTCCGTTCTGTCCCGTGGCACCGGAAGGAGCACATTGACGGCGGTAAGCGGTCGATGGACGTGGAGTACAAGGACCGGGGCACGCTCATCGCCAAGAAGACCCTGATCTACTCTCGCGGCAAGGTCAGCCAGGTCTACTACATGGTGAATCCCGACTACCTCCCCGGTGGAAGCATGGCTCGTCAGGCCAAGAAGAATCTCCCCGAAGAACTCAAGAAGCACCAGTTCACCTCGGATGACAACCCGAACCCGAAGGGGAACGACAAGGACGGTGACGGCGAGACAGGTGAGAAGAAGCCCTTCGAGACCAAGGGCAAGGGCAAGAAGGCTCTCCTTCCCATCGAGCGTGCCATGCTCGCATCTTCCGAGAAGGTTGCCGAGGTTCGTCCCGGTCAGAAGTTCGTCATCGTGGACGTTTCGGTTCCCGGTGGGAAATGGGTCGATGGGATCATCTATGATGGGACTCGCAAGGCCGACCGAGAAGCCGAAAAGATGATGCGTCAAGGCAAGAGAGTTCAGGTGATCGATGCGGTATGGTTTGCCCCCGCTGAAGCCAAGCTCCGGGCACTAGGGATGCGGGCCGCTTCCGAGCAGCAGGCCGAGAAGTTGGAGGCCGAAGCCGAAGCCAACGAGGCACAGGCCGATGCTGACCGCCAGAAGGCCGACGCCGCTCGCATGAAGGAGAGTGCTGATCTCCTTCCCATCGAGCGAGCCGCCAAGAAGAAGCTCCCCGACGAGTTGAAGAAGCACCAGTTCACCTCCGACGACAACCCCAATCCGAAGGGTTCGGACAAGGACGGCGACGGCGAGTCGGGAGAGAAGCCCGACTTCCTCAAGGAGATCGAGGGCAAGAAGGGCAAGAAGTCCGCTGGGCGAAACCCCTTCCCAGAACTGGGTAGAAGCGTCTTCCCCGGTCAGGCAGTTCAAGCCGTATTCCCCGGCCCCTACGACCGACGAACCAAGGATGTGATGGGAGACACCTCCCCTCTTGGGTACTGGGCCATCATGTTTGGGGATGAAAACGGATGGTTTCGGTATTCGGATATCGCCATCCTCGCGGGTGAGGACGGCGAGTCCATTGATATGGTTCACCGCAAAGACGGCAAGTGGTACTGGGGTGCCAGCGTCGATCTTGAGCCGTGGCGGACTGCTTCTTTGTCCAAGATGCGCGGCAAGAAGGCCAGCCTCCGCATGGCTGCTCGTCTTCACTTCGCAGGTCGCCGCTACGACTACGATGAGGTCATTGACTTCTTGACCGATGACAAGTCCACGCCTGATCTGGAGCGCAAGTGGAAGAAGTGGTCGGAGATGGTCGAAGACCTCCACGACCGCTGGTTTGAGGGCTGGGCTGAGGCCAACGCTCCCGAACTCCTCGATGAGTCCATCGACTACAAGGAGTTGGCATGGAAGGCGTTTGGATCCGTCACGGGTATGGGCATCGGGCTGTGGGAAGGTGACTTCCTCGGTGATGAGCACGACGAGGCGTTTGAGAAGGTGGTCGAGCGTGACTCCAAGGTCAGTCGCTTTGGTCAGGATCTCGATGACGAGATCTCGATGGCGCGTGAAGGCGACGACGAGGAGTCCATGCGGATGGCTTCCGAGCAGATGATCCGCAAGGCGTTCGTCCCCGACTCGGTGAACGGCTGGCTGGAGTGGGAGGACGGCTCTCGCACGGCTGCTGCCCCCATTGACGACTTGTTTGAGATGCGTGATGTCCGGTATCCACCAGAGGTGGGTTTCATCGTTGACCTGTTGGTCAATCTGGGATTCGGGGAGGGTTACGGCTCTCCTGATGCAGTCCTTCGGTGGGTGGAGGCTGGCAAGTCTGTCCCCGAAACCATCGCAGACATCACGAAGCACTGGCGTAAGCAGTTCAAGAGCACCAACCCGAAGGTGCAGGCTGCGTTTCTGAAAGCGATGGCGTCTATCGAGGACAACGCGGCTCCCGCGAAGGAGTACCCGCCGCCTCGGCGACGCCGTGCTTGACAGGAGGGTGAGAAGCGGTCGCTTCCCCATCCCCATCCTCACCCTCCTGACATTGATGAGTGGAACCCCGCTCTTGAGGACGACGAGACATGAGCCAGCACCAGCGCGATAAGCAGGCATATCTGAACGCCACCCCCATGCAGCGGGAGGTGGTGCGTCGTCACCTGTGCGACGTTCTGGCGTGTCTTCGTGCTCAGTATCTTTCGTACCAGACCTCGCACTGGCAGGTCGTGGGGCAGTCCTTCTACGGCAACCATCTTCTCTTCCAACGGCTTTACGAGTCGGTGCAGGAGCAAGTTGACCAGTTGGCCGAGAAGCTGGTCGGCTACCTCGGTCGTGAGGTGGTTGGGCTCGACTCTCAGATCAAGCATATCGCCGGGTACACGATGCGGTGGTCTCAGATCGACTGCCACCACAAGCGGGGCTTGCGGTCGGAGGCAGATCTCCAGGCGGCACTCAAGCGGTCCTACGACGGGATCAAGCAGGTCAACGCGATGACCCTCGGTCTGGACGACTGGATCATGGCAACCGCCAACGCCCATGAGGAGAACGAGTACCTGCTCCAGCAGGCTCTGACTCCGGTGCCGGGGCAGAAGCAGGCGGGGAACACCGCCGAGGACATGTTTCAGTTCAACCCCGAGCGCCGGGAAGTCCTGGAGTTCTCGGAGACCGGTGCGATCAGCAATAGCCCAGAAGTTGCCGCAGCCGCTTCGGAAGAAGACCAACTCGACATGTCCAAGCAAGAGGCTGTTGAACTGGCCGACGAGGCACCCCCGACCCCTACCGAGATCAAGGAACAGCCTGGAGGGGCTGGTGCGAGCACCTTGAATCGTCTCGTGGTCGACACAGAAGATCCTGCCATCGCCCCGGCTGTGAAGATGAATCAGAGTCGTATGGCCGCATGGCTTCGTGAACTTGAGTGATGGAGAACATCACCATGGCACGCACCCTTACCGCATCGGATCGCAAGGCGCTGATTCGCTTGGCTTCGACTCTTGAGAAGGGCTCGCCCGAGCGGAAGGCCATTCTGGCTGGACTGGCCAAGACTTCTGCCAAGCTCAAGCGGCAATCCTTCTACGGCAACGACGTCGAGTTGTACTACCTCACCAGGAAGGGAAAGGTCCTGATCGTTCAGAGCCCGGATCTCCGTCCCGGAGAGGAGTACACGATCACGGACCGCATTCCGGCGAATGCCGAGAACATGGACGACCTCATCGATCCGTTCATGTGGGATGAGACGGATTCCTGGGACGACTTGTAGTCGTTGTCCCGGACGGTATCTCGCCTATCGGTCGCCACACGGTAGAGTGATCCTCTCACTCGGGAGGCTCGTGCCGTGTTCGCCAACCTGACCGAAGCCCTCAAGAGGCGTATGATTCAAGAGGTCCGGTACTTCTGGTCGAAGGACCCGCAGTACAAGGACTCGCTGGTTCCGAACATCCAGGGTCGGTATTCGTTTGAGGAGCGTCCTCAACAGGCGATCATCATGAAAGGGCAGTCCGCAACTCCTTTTCAGTTGAGTGCCGACCACTTTCAAGGCACCGTCGTCTCGTACTGCTACCTGACCAAGGTGTACGGTCAGAGAGGCACGAGTATCGAGTGGGTCCGTGAGAATGGACCCGCGATTCAGGCCAATAACAGCAACTTCCCCTCGGCTCCCGGCGTCTACTACATCGAGGTCCGTGAGGAAGAGGTCGATGTTCGAGGCGTTCCCGAGCAGCGTCTGGTCTTCTATGTGGACCCGCTGCTCGAAGTGATCGACGAGAAACCCATCGCACTCTCTTCTCTTCTCTACGAGGTCAGTGCAGGGTCTATCCATCCTGGGAGTCTGCGGGTCTACGAGATGCCTGGCAACATCCCGTACTACGATGGGGTCAACTACACGGTCAACAACACCTCGGGTCAGATCACACTGGCTCGACCCATGCGACCCAACACCTACTTGTCGGTGGACTACCGACACACCAGCCCGAGTCGTGGTCCGTTTCCGCTCCCCGAGAACGGGGCCGATGTCGATGCCATTCCCGGTGTTGTGCTCGCCTTCGGACGGCGTGCCTACGCTGGGGACATCATGGCTGTTGTCGTGAGTGAGAGGCGCGAGGAAGTCGCTCGGGAGTTCGGTGGTCGGTGGGAGATGAGCATCGACTTCGACATCATGGCTCGTGATGTCTACGCGCAAGGCGAGATCACAGACCGGACATTGATGTTCCTGTACACCGAGGCGCGCGAACGCCTCTCGACCGAAGGCATCGAGATCACGCAGGCCAGCATGGGCGGCGAGGCGGAAGAGATCTACGACGAGAACGGTGATGACTACTTCTACACGGCCAACATCTCTCTTTCCGTGATGACGGATTGGGCGATTCATGTCCCGTGCGGTCGGACCCTTACCCGAGTCGAGACCAATACCGTCTCAGAGACCGAGATGGTTTCGGGGCTCACCGACGAGGAGTTGGTCGAGATGGGGTCACCCACCGGACTCCAGTACACCGCCGATCTTGGGTTGCGGGACATCCGTGATCCCTGGTTCCGGGACCGTACCAAGACCTATGACCTGATTCGGTAGAGTCCTTATCTGTTCATTCAGGTAGAGACGTAAGCCGGAGAACAAGATGCCATCTACCATCCGAGTCGGATCCCGTGGAGGCGATGTTGTCCTCTGTCAGGACAGCCTGACGAAACACGGCCACCCGTGTGAGATTGATGGCATCTTCGGAACGGGGACCGAGAAAAAGGTCAAGGAGTTCCAGTGGGAGTGCGGGCTGACCCCTGATGGGGTGGTTGGTCCCGTCACGTGGAGCAAGCTCCTCTCCGAGGAGGATGAAGTTCGACCGACTCCTCCCCCGGCACCTCTTCCACCGATCTTGGCTCACGCTCAAAAGCAGGGTCTCACTGTCTGGGGCGACAAGTGGCGTCTCTGGTTGTTCGGGATCCGCGCTCCAGTCCGCAACGCCAACGCCTTCGATGACATGTTGGGGTGTGCTTACGTCGCAGATGACGGGTTGTGGAAGGTCCACTATTGGCCTGGCACGACCGATCCTGGGGCGTACTACCTGGAGCATCCCGCCAACAGTGCGGGATGTGCGATCCTCGTGGCAGGGCAGTACCTCGACACATGGGAGATCGATCTTCATGCAGGAAAGTACGAGGCGCTGTGTCAGCGGGCCGGTGAGGTCAGCGTGTACCGTGACCCCAGCATGGACGCCAAGCTGGACCTTGATCCGAGCACCATCGCATCGGGCTACTTCGGGATCAACATCCATGCTGCAACCCAACGGCCCGGTGGCGTCTCGACGCGGGTAGATAAGTGGAGTGCTGGGTGTCAGGTTCACGCCTCGGCGAACGGATTCGCCGAGATGATGTCTCTTGCCCACAAGCAGTTTGAGAAGACGGGGCGTGCCACCTTCTCGTACACGCTCCTCGATCAGTGGTGGTAGATTAGGAGTTCGTCATGTTGGATGCCTACATCATTGAACGCATCCGACGTGAGCGGGAACGTGAGCGGGAACGGAGCCGTCCGGTTCTTCATGTCCCCAAGCCTGAACCTCCTCGGGCTCCTGAAGAACGGTATCGGGAAAAGAGGGACGAGCGGGGGATTGCCATCATCGACTTCGACCTCTGATCTTGTGGGTATCTTCGCCATAGGAGGGGTCATGCCGATCTACGTGTTCACCTGTCAGGACTGCGGGCTTCGCTTCGAGAAGTTGTTCCGTCGCATCTCGGACGACAAGGAGTACCCGTGTCAGTGTGGTGGAACGGGTCGGCGTCAGGTCACCGCAGCGGCATTTGCGTTCAAGCACCCCCAGAGTCAGCTTCGTGGAATGCTCCCCCCCAATACCGGAACGTCCGATGACTTCAACGCGGACAAGGCAATCGGTCGCGATGCCGAGAAGCGGTGGGCACGCATCCACGAGAACAACGCCAAGAAGGACAAGATGATTCGCGATGAGGCCCAACAAGGTCGTGGCATCACGCGAGATCACCTCGTGAAGAAACCCGAGGGCGGCTACCGGGTCATCGGCGAGTCCGAGCGCAAGGTGGTCAATGAGCGCCGGGAAGCCGCGTTCAAGGTTTCCCAGGCAGCCGCCAAGCAGGCGAAGAAGAAGGAGTAGTTGGTCGGTACTTCCCCTATACGGGGGCCTACTGGTGACGGGATCGGATTCCGGTCCTTGTAAATCATCTGCGAGCTTGCACCTACCCGAGAAACCTCGGGGCTCATCAGAGGCGAATCATGGCCAACATCCCCGGATCGATCTACGCGGCCCCAGGCGTCTACACCCGCACTCTCTTTGAGGACCCGCTCCAGGGCCTCGCCGCTTCCGTCCGACTCCCGCTTCTCATGGGCACCGGCTCGGAGATCCTGGTCCAGGATTCCCTGGAGGTCGTGCGTGGCTCCTCGGCATCTGTCGATCAGCGCGTCGTCCAAGAGGACGAGGCCGGTCGTGCGGTCGTCTCCATCAGCGCAGCGGGACAGGTCACGCTGGGAGCCTTCGATGGTTCTCTCGACCAGGTTCAGGTCAAGCACTTCCCCATCGTGAGTGGTGATGGCACCGGCACCACGGCGACGGATGCCGCCAAGGTCAACGTCACCGTCAACGGAACTCCGGTGGTCGTTCTCGCCATCAACGGCGCGAAGGGCATCCTGACGCTCTCGGTCTCCCCCAAGGTCACCGATGAGGTCAAGGTCACCTACTTCTTCAACCGCACCGACACCCTGATCACGGACACTGTTTCCGATCAGGTCACCCCGGACGCTCCCGAGCTTTACGGTCAGGTGGGTCAGAACTTCGAGATCACGACGGGCTTCAACGACGAGTTCAAGTTCACCGTCGACTCGGCAACGGCTGTCACCGCGACGATCTCGGCTTCCCCCGCTGGCGGCTGGACCGCAGCACAGGTCGCTGCGTTCCTCAACTCGGCGGCGACGGGCACGACTTTCTCGGCGTCCACCGTTGTGGACAACCTCGGTCAGACGGTTCTTTACCTGACGGCAGACCGAGACATCACCATCGGCTCCGGGTCGGCCAACACCACCCTCGGATTCTCCAGCGGCGCTTCGACCGCGCGGAGCAAGGTCTTCTACACCTTCCAGCGTCCCATCGTTGACGGGACCAACGGTGGTGTGACCACGACCGATCCGGCTGACGTGACCGTCAAGGTGGACGGCACGCAGGTCATCCCCACTGCCGTGGATGGTCAGTCTGGCGCGGTGACGCTGCCTTTCGCCCCCGAGGTCGGAGCGGTCGTCACGGTTCAGTACTACTTCAACTCCTGGCAGGACACCTTCGACTACCTCGCGCACCGTGGGATCACCGAGGTGACCCAGTGCGGGATCACTCCGGACCGGAACGACTACATCGACGGTGCCGATTTCGTCCTCAAGGACGACAAGCTCCTCTGGGGCACGGCGGTCACCATCGAGGCCGGTGAGCTTACGGCTGGCGGAACCGTCTTCGATGACACGCAGGTCAGCGCGACCCTCGTGGACGTTCGCCAGTTCCTCGCCGAGTGTACGGCTGTGGTCAACACCACGGTCGCTCCCCCCGTCGAGGGTCGCGTCGAGTTCACGCTCCCGCTCCAGCCGACCACGGGCAACGGTCGTGACACGCCGCTCTCCGCCACCACGTTCGGTGAGGTCTCGAACGGTCGCGTCGATCTTCCGACGGATCGCCCCGATCTCGTCTTCGCGTACTGGGGATACTCCCTTGAGGATGCTCTGGAGCGTGGACGCGTCACCGTCACCAAGGTGGAGTCCTCGACCAGCACCATCACGCTGGAAGA